AGGTTATACTTACGATGAAGATAATGATATTTTCATGCCTAAAAAACCTTATGCTAGTTGGGTTTTAAATACGTCAACCGCGTCTTGGGATGCTCCAGTTGCAAAACCAGAACTAACAGCTGAGCAAGAGGCTCAAAATACACCAGCTGATGAAAACACAGAACCCACTCATAAATGGGATCATGACTGGAATGAATCAACACAAAATTGGGATTTAGTAAATAGAAAAGCTTAATTTATGCAGAAGGTGGTGTTATCTGAGGTTGACTTGTATCATGGTGAGGTTGATATGCCTAAAGGTTTTGATATCGACCGAAATCAAATAGGAAACGATATTATAGAGTCCTACGCAAAACAAAACAGAGTAAACAACAATCTACAAGCTTATGCTTTTGATGATTATGTTGTGCCTTTTTCTCAACCTCTGCAATGGACACAAGATTATATAAGAGATCATTGGAAGGTTGAATATGGTCGTACTTTAATACCTAAAAATATGCATGGTAATGTTATGCATCCTAAAGAAAAATCTTGGACAAGAAACCAGGTTGAGCCAGTTGATTTACGTAACTCACCAGACTATACCTTAATCTACGGTGTTGATGTTAAAGAAGGTTCTTCCGAATGTATTATTGAATATGACGATAATAGAAGAAAAAATAGAACCTGGCACATACCCATAAAAAATAATAACTTTATAATGTTTCCGGCTACTAATAAGTATTCTTTTTCACCCAATACTTCTAATGGCTTAAACATAATTTTAACTATTAACTATGAATATATCTAATTATTACTGGTATTTTGAATCTGCAATTCCATCAAGAATTTGCGATATGATTGTGCAATATGGTAAAGCAGAAAAGAAAAGAGAAATAATGGCTATTACGGGAGGTTTTGGTAGAGATCGAGATTTAGATAAGAACCCTTTGAATGAGGAAGAAATAAAAAATCTACAGAAGAAAAGAGACTCAAATATTGTTTGGATGAATGATCATTGGATATACAAAGAAATACATCCTTATGTTCACATGGCAAATAAAAATGCAGGTTGGAACTTTGAATGGGATTGGTCAGAATCTTGTCAGTTTACTATTTATAAAAAAGGTCAGTATTATGATTGGCACTGCGATAGTTGGGATAAACCTTATGTGGAAGAAGGTCCAACAAAAGGTAAGATTAGGAAATTATCTATAACGGTAACGTTAACAGATCCAAAAGAATACAAAGGTGGAGAGTTAGAGTTTGATTTAAGGAATGAGGATCCTGATAAAAAACCTAATATTAGAACATGCACAGAAATATTACCAAAAGGCTCGTTGGTTGTGTTTCCATCTTTTGTATGGCATCGAGTCAAACCAGTAACAAAAGGAGAAAGGAATAGTCTAGTAATATGGAATCTAGGTTATCCATTTAAATAATATGAAACAAGGCGGAAGTAGTACACCAAAAAAACCAGAAGGACATGTAGATTTTAAATCTGCATTTTATTTTCAAACACCAGTATGGGTTGCAGAGGCACCTATGTTTTTAAAAAACGCAATTAAAGTAACGGATAAATATATTAAGAAGGCTGATAAAATTTTAAAAGATAAATTAAAAGATGACCCTAAATGGAAAAAAGATATAGGTACGTTTGGTTTATCTAAACATAGCGAAAGTTTTTCTCAGGATCCTAAAATAGGAGATCTAGTACAATTTATAGGTCAAAGATCTTATGAGTTTCTAGATTGGCAAAGTTTTGATTTAAGAAACCACAGCTTACACTTTACAGAATTTTGGGTGCAAGAGTTTAGTGAAAAAGGTGGTGGTCATCATGATACACATGTTCATTGGAATCAACATGTATCAGGATTTTATTTCTTAAAATGTAGTGAGAAAACATCTTATCCTATCTTTCACGATCCAAGACCTGGTGCAGAAATGACAAAACTATTTATGAAAGATCAATCTAAAATTACACTAGCTAGTAATCAAGTGCACTACAAACCACAACCAGGAACAATGATTATATTTCCAGGATATGTTCCACATCAGTTTGCAGTAGATGCAGGATTAGAGCCATTTAGATTTATACACTGGAATATAAAAGTGGTTGAAACAGCAATATCAAAAGAAAGGAGTCAAAAAGATGAGCTTCAAAAAAAATAAATATTGTGTCATTAAAGAAGCTGTACCAAAAGAGATAGCAACATTTGTCTACAACTATTTTTTATTAAAAAGAACTGTTGCAAGAACCTTATTTGATCAAAGATATATTTCTCAATTTACACATGAATGGGGAACATGGGCAGACGATCAAGTGCCTAATACTTATTCTCATTATGCAGACATAGCCATGGAAACTTTATTGATGAGAACTTTACCTGTTATGGAAAAGAAAACAGGGTTAAAATTATACCCTACATATTCTTACGCAAGAATATATAAACCTGGTGATATTTTACACAGACACAAAGATAGATTTAGTTGTGAAATATCTACAACATTAAATCTAGGTGGTGATCCTTGGCCAATACATTTAGAGCCAAAGAAAAATGTAGGTATACCGGATGGTAAAAAAATAACCGTATCTAGTCAAAACAAAGGTATAACAGTTAATTTAAAACCTGGTGATATGTTAGTTTATAGAGGCATGGAGTTAGAACATTGGAGAGAAGAGTTTCAAGGCGACAACTGTGCTCAAGTATTTCTACACTATAACGACCAAAGTTCCAAAAACGCAGAGCAAAATATAAACGATCGTAGGCCTCATTTAGGACTTCCAGCTTGGTTTAAAAAGTGATATATCCTTATACTGGAGAGAGTGTCACCACCATAACACCACACTCTCTCCTGTTTAAGGATAAATTATGTTAGGATTAAGTGCATTTTCAGAGTTTCCGTTTGCAACAGCAGCTGAGGATAGAAACGTAACTATTACAGCTACTAAAACATCGTTAACGATAACGATAGGTAGCATAGGTATTACGGCTGATTCTATTGTAGAGGATGCTACAGCAAACCCATTAACACTTGGTTTTGGTACATTATCCATATCTGGGCAGGCTAATCTAAGCCCTACGGGAAGCCCACTAACCTTGGCTACCGGAACAGCTACAATTACAGCAGACGCTAATATGTCAGTCTCTGGAAACGCATTGACTATGTCAACAGGTACTGTTACAGTGACGGCAGCAGCAAATGTAGACGTTACTGGTAGTGGTTTAACACTAGCTACAAAGGACGCTACAGCGATAACATGGAGTGCAGTTGTTCCAGGCGCAACTA